TCTGTATGGCCTTCTGCTTATGCATCTGGAGCACTAGTCAAGTGCCGTAAAGTAGGTGCTAAGAACTGGGGTAACAAGACTAAGAAAGAAGAGTTCTCCAATTGGAGATCTGAATACAAACCAACTGATTATGAGTTCACCGATCTCATAACACCAGATCCACTCAAACCAACAGAGGGTCTTGGATCTAAATTACTTGGCGAAGCAGGTAAGAAGTGTTGGAAGGGTTACAAGAAAGCAGGAACTCAGAAACTGTTTGGTAAGACTTACAATCGCTGCGTGAAAGCAGGTGATGAAGTTATTCATGATGGTGAGCAGATTGATGAGAAGAAAGGGTGCAATCATACCCACGAAGGAGAAGAGTGCCCTGTACATGGAACTTCTGAGTGTGGTCCCAAGTTTAAGGGTGGCGATGGTGGCAAGATGGGTCCAGATAAAAATTATGTAAAACCCATGGGAGAGGAAGTAAGCGAAGCAGTAAGAATTCCATCCAAGACTGGAAATATTATTCTTGTAGGATTCTCCTGGAGAGGTAAATTCTTCATGATTAGAATGTTCTTCCCATCTGTTAAAGTTCCTGGAAGAAATGAAGTACAGGATCAACTTGATAAAGTATATCCTGGTTCTAAAGTAAGGAATTATGAAGTTTCTGATTATGTCCCAGGAAATCCACTCCTACATACGGAAGACTGGCAAAAAAAGTCGGGTAAAAATCCAGAGGGAGGATTAAATGAGAAAGGTAGGAAGTCGTATGAACGTCAAAACCCAGGAAGCGATCTTAAGAGACCTTCAAAGAAAGTTGGGAACCCTCGTAGAAAGAGCTTTTGTGCGAGAATGAAGGGAATGAAGAAGAAGTTAACTTCCTCTAAAACTGCAAACGATCCCGATAGCAGAATCAATAAATCATTAAGAGCCTGGAATTGCTGATAACTTATGTCTGATAATGTATACCTTGGCAATCCTAATCTAAAAAAAGCAAACACGGCGATTGAGTTTACACAAGAGCAAATCTTAGAATTTGTTAAGTGTAAAGAAGATCCCGTGTATTTTGCTAACAACTATATTAAAATTGTCTCTTTGGATGAGGGACTTACTCAGTTTCATCCATATCATTTTCAAGAGAAGTTAATCAATAACTTCCATGAGAACAGATTTAATATCTGTAAGATGCCACGACAGACTGGTAAATCCACTACAGTCGTATCTTACCTTTTGCATTATGCTGTCTTTAACGACAGTGTGAACATTGGCATTCTTGCAAACAAAGCAGCAACCGCGAGAGAACTTCTTGGAAGGTTACAAACTGCATATGAAAACTTACCCAAGTGGATGCAACAGGGTATCATTGCATGGAACAAAGGATCTCTGGAGTTAGAAAATGGCAGTAAGATATTGGCAGCTTCTACGTCTGCAAGTGCTGTCCGAGGTATGTCGTTTAACATCCTCTTTCTCGACGAGTTCGCTTTCGTCCCGAATCACGTTGCTGACTCGTTCTTTGCATCTGTTTATCCTACTATTACTTCTGGTAAAAACACCAAAGTAATCATTGTATCTACCCCACACGGTATGAATCACTTCTATCGCATGTGGCATGATGCGGAGAAGCGCAAGAATGAATATATTCCGACTGATGTTCACTGGTCAGAAGTTCCAGGAAGGGATGATGAATGGAAAGAAACGACAATTGCAAACACGTCAGAACAGCAATTTAAGGTTGAGTTTGAGTGTGAGTTCTTAGGATCTGTTGATACACTTATTGCTCCTAGTAAATTAAGGACATTAGTGTATGATAATCCTATTCAGAGAAATGCTGGACTGGATGTCTATGAACCACCGAAAGAGAAGCACGACTATGTAATGACGGTTGACGTAGCAAGGGGAGTTGGGGAAGATTACTCCGCATTTGTTTGTGTAGACATTACAGAATTCCCACATAGGATTGTTGCTAAGTACAGGAACAATGATATCAAACCGATGTTGTTCCCAAATATAATCTATGAAGTAGCAAAGAACTATAACAGTGCATATATTCTATGCGAGGTAAATGATATCGGGGATCAGGTTGCAAGTATCCTTCAATATGATCTAGAATATCAAAATTTATTGATGTGCTCTATGCGAGGTAGAGCAGGACAGATTGTCGGTCAAGGTTTCTCTGGTAAGAAGACACAACTTGGAGTTAAGATGTCCAAGACTGTAAAGAAGGTTGGATCACTTAACCTCAAAACTCTCATTGAGGAAGACAAACTTATCTTCAATGACTATGAGATTATTTCAGAGTTGACAACCTTTATCTCAAAGCATAATTCATTTGAGGCAGAAGAAGGTTGTAACGATGACTTGGCAATGTGTCTGGTTATCTATGCCTGGTTGGTCCAGATGGACTACTTTAAAGAGTTGACTGATCAAGATGTAAGAAAGAGACTATATGAAGAACAGAAGAATCAAATTGAGCAAGACATGGCTCCATTTGGATTTTTAAATGATGGATTGAGTGAAGATAGTTTTGTAGACAATGATGGAGACAGATGGTTCACGGACGAGTATGGAGACATGGCACATATGTGGGAGTACCGCTAGTGGATTTAGATGGTCAGATAAAACTTGGACACCTTCTTTTACAAGATAGGAAATGTAGAACTTGTGGTGAGATAAAAAATTTAGTCGATGGATTTTACAGAACTAGAAAAGATAGAGGAGCAGTTGCATCATCGTATGCCTATGAATGTAAAGAGTGTACAATAAAAAGGATAGTTGACTCAAAGAAAAAGAGAGATCCATTTGTTGATTGGAACTACCCAGATTGGTAATTCGCGTCATGTTTCCCCTGTGAAAATAGACCTTTTAATAAATATTTTCAGATAAACTGAGACCACGGAGAACTAACACATGGCGACTCCTCAATTATCTCCTGGAGTACTGGTAAGGGAGGTTGACCTAACAGTAGGAAGAGCTGATAATGTACTTGATAACATTGGTGCCATTTGTGGACCATTTGAAATTGGACCTGTCGAAGAAGTAACAAACATTCCTAATGAGCAGGATCTCATCAATGTATTTGGTGAGCCTAAGTCAGCAGACAGACAATATGAGTACTGGATGAGTGCATCATCTTATCTCTCATATGGCGGTGTCCTTAAGGTCGTTAGAGCAGACGACGATGATCTGAAGAATGCTAACGCAGGTGTAGGTATTGCAAGCACTACCACACTGAAGATCAAGAACTACGACGATTACAGCAACAACTACGACACGGCAACTGATTTCTACTGGGCTGCTAAGAACCCAGGATCATGGGCAGACAATCTTAAGGTTTGCTACATCGATGATTTCGCAGATCAAACTCTCGGAATCACGACTACCAGTCTTGCAGGACTTGGTGCAACGGTCGGTATGGGTATCACCGCAGCAGTTACTGGGGTTCTTCCCGGTACAGGAACAACCGCAGTATTTACTGGATACGTAAAGGGTATCATCACCGGAGCAACTGATGCCACTGACGGCAACAGTAAACTGGATGTCAAGATCGTTTCTAGAGTTTCTTCTGCTGGAGTAGAAACTGAGATTGATTATGCTGAAGGAGATGGATTTGCATCCTTCGATACATCAGATTCTGTTTACTTTACCTCTGATGCAGGTAACGTAACCGCTGCACAGACACCTACTAGTGCAGTTGACTGGTATGATTCACAAACTCTTGGTCTCACCAACTCAGTAATTCACTGGAAGACCATTGCACCAAAACCTGGTACTAGCGTCTATGTAAATGATAGACAAGGTAAGAACGATCAACTTCACATCGTAGTTGTTGATGATACTGGAGATGTAACTGGCATCAAGGGCAATATCCTTGAAAAGCACGTTGATCTTTCCAAGGCAAGCGATGCCGTTTCTAACGTCAACGCACCTCAGAAGATCTACTATAAGGATTACCTCCGTGATCTTTCTGCTAACATCTATGCAGGTAAGGATCCTCTGGCAGCAGCTGATGCGTTCCACGGAACTACACCAGTAGCAACTGGATTTACCGCATACACTGGAGTTAAATCTGCATCCTTTGTTAAGGACAGTGGAGCAGGCAACCAGTCTGGAACGATTGCACAGGACAAGCAGTTCCTTTCCATCGGTAATAAGACTTACAACCTCTTGGGTGGTAACGATTACGAAAGCACTGGTGGAGACGGTTACAAGGCAGACCTTGGAAAACTGATCACTGGATACGGATTATTCTCCAATAAAGATGAAGTCGAAGTAGACTTCCTGATCATGGGTCCTGGTTGCGATACTGAAGCAGCATCTCAAGCAAAAGCAAACTACGTTATCTCTCTTGCAGAGTCAAGAAAGGACTGTATGGCCACCGTTGGTGCTCATAGAGAAAACTTAGTTGCTGCCGCTGGCGGTGGTCTCTTAACTGCAGAGCAACAAACGACTAATCTGATCAACTACTTTGGTCCTCTGTCGTCTTCGTCCTACGCGACATTCGACTCTGGATACAAGTACACCTTCGACAGATTTAACAACAAGTTCGTCTACATTCCAACCAACGCTGATGTTGCTGGAATGATGGCAAGAACTGCACTTCTCGCTTTCCCATGGTTCTCACCTGCTGGTCAGCAAAGAGGTGTTCTGAACAACGCTGTCAAACTTGCTTACAACCCAAGCAAGTCTCAGAGAGATCGTCTCTATCCTAAGAGAATTAACTCCTTCATCACTTCACCTGGTGCTGGAACGTTCCTCTTCGGAGACAAGACTGCTCTCGGTTATCAATCTGCGTTCGACAGAATCAACGTTCGCCGCTTGTTCCTCACAATCGAGCAAGCACTGGAGAGAGCGGCACAAGCTCAACTCTTCGAGTTGAACGATGATCTGACTAGAGCGAACTTCAGAAACATTGTTGACCCATACCTCCGTGATGTTCAGGCGAAGAGAGGACTCATTGATTATCTGGTTATTTGTGACAGCACAAATAACACCCCAGATGTTATTGACAACAATGAGTTCAGAGCAGACATCTTCCTGAAGCCTGCTAAGTCTATCAACTTCATCACCCTTACTTTCGTAGCAACGCGAACTGGCGTTTCTTTCTCGGAAGTAGCAGGTAGAGTTTGATCATTAAATTATAAAAAAACGGAGGATTTCTAAAAATGTCAACTTTACGCACACTTTCCAAATTTAAAGGTAAGCTGCAGGGCGGTGGTGCAAGACCCAATCTATTTGAGGTTCGTCTTGATAATCTGCCTGATGCGGCAAAAGACTCAACCCCAGGTGCATCCTGGGGTCAGCAGGGTCAAGAAGACTTTGCAATTCTGTGCAAAGCAGCTAACCTTCCTGCTTCCACCATTGCATCAATCGACATTCCTTTCAGAGGTCGTACTCTGAAAGTTGCTGGAGACAGAACCATTGAAAACTGGACTGTAACCATCATCAACGATGAAAACTTCTATATCAGAACTGCTATGGAAGCATGGATGAATGGTATTGCCAAGTTGGATAACAACACTGGTGCTACTAATCCAGGTTCTTACATGGAATCTGCAACCGTACATCAACTCGGAAGAGGTTATTCGCAAGGAAGACATAGTGAGGCAAACTCATCTTCTTCTGGTGACACAGATGTAAAACCTCTGAAGTCATACAGATTTATTGACATCTTCCCAGTTTCTGTTTCTTCTATCGATCTTTCTTATGACTCTAGCGACACGATTGAAGAATTTACTGTAGAATTTGCAGTTCAGTCCTTTGAGTCTCTTGCTACTGATGCAACTGGCGTTGCGCTGAGTTAATAAATAATAGAGATAAAGTTCTAATATAATAATGTCAAAATTGTTTGGGTTCTCTATTGAGGACAACGAACCACTCTCACCGTCAGCGGTCTCCCCCGTTCCTCCAAATAACGAGGACGGGGTTGACCACTACATGAGTAGTGGTTTTTTTGGTTCTTATGTAGACATTGAAGGAGTCTATAAGACTGAATTTGACCTTATCAAAAGATATCGTGAGATGGCATTGCACCCAGAGTGCGATAGTGCTATTGAAGATATTGTAAATGAGGCAATCGTTTCAGACTCTAATGATAGTCCTGTAGAAATCGAACTCTCAAATCTCAATGCCAGTGATGGTATTAAGAAAACAATTAGACAAGAGTTTAAACATATTCTTGATTTATTGGATTTTGATAAAAAAGCACACGAAATTTACCGTAACTGGTACATTGACGGAAGACTTTATTATCATAAAATTATCGATTTAAAGAACCCTGAGGCAGGTATTCAGGAGTTACGTTACATTGACGCAATGAAAATGCGTTATGTAAGAAAGCAAAAGAAGAACAAGCAGGCAGAGTTAAATAAACTCAATCCTCTGAAAAATGATCCAATGGATTATGATTTTCCAGAGTTAGAGGAGTTCTTCATCTACAATCCCAAGACAACTGGTACTGGTAATCCCATGCAAACCAGTACAAATACGGGAATCAAGATGACCAAAGACTCGGTTGCGTATTGCACTTCCGGTCTTGTAGATAGAAATAAGGGATCAACTCTTTCATATCTACACAAAGCAATTAAGTCACTCAATCAACTTAGAATGATTGAGGATAGTCTTGTTATTTACAGACTTTCTAGAGCACCCGAACGTAGAATTTTCTATATTGATGTTGGCAATCTGCCTAAAATGAAGGCAGAACAATATCTGCGCGACGTTATGATGAGATATCGTAATAAACTTGTGTATGATGCAAACACTGGAGAGATTAGAGATGACAAAAAATACATGGCGATGCTTGAGGATTTCTGGCTTCCTAGAAGAGAGGGAGGACGTGGCACTGAAATTTCTACTCTTCCTGGAGGTCAAAACCTTGGCGAAATTACAGACATTGAGTACTTTAAGAAGAAGTTATACAGATCACTCAACGTCCCCCCGTCTAGAATGGATGGCGAAGGCGGATTTAATCTCGGTAGATCCTCCGAAATCCTCAGAGACGAACTGAAGTTTACTAAGTTTGTTGGTCGTTTGAGAAAAAGATTCTCTAACATGTTTAATGACATGCTGAGGACCCAATTACTCCTGAAGAACGTAATTACTCCAGAAGATTGGGAGGTCATGAGTGAGCATATTCAGTATGATTTCCTATATGACAATCATTTTTCTGAGTTAAAAGAAGCAGAATTGATGAATGAGAGACTGTCTTTGGCAGCAACTGCAGAACCATATGTTGGTAAATACTACTCTCAGGACTATGTTCGCCGCAAAATCTTGCGTCAAACTGACATCGAAATCCTTGAACAGGACAAACTGATTGAGGATGAAATCAAGAAAGGTGTCATTCCTGATCCTGCAACTATCGACCCAGCAACAGGTCAACCACTAGATGCAGGGGCAGGTGGTGACTTGGGAGCACCAGTGATGGAACCTGAGATCGATGGTTCGCCAACAGAGGCTCCTGAAATGCCCAAGGGTGGCGAAATATAAATACAAATAAATTTGTAACATGGAAAACATGGATGACCTTCTAGATAATATCATCAGTGATGAATCACCATCGCAAATTAGCGATGCAATCAAAGATATGCTGTACTCAAAAACAGCAGAAAGAGTAGATGCATACAAGCAAATTGCGTCTAATGCTCTTTTTAACGGTAATTCCGAAGAAGAGACGGTCTCTGACGATGAAGTAGAGACCAGTGATGGTGTTTGATTTATAAATAACTATTATTCTTTTCGTTAATTATGGCTTACGTTCGTCACGATGCAAGCAATAATGCAGTAAACCCACAACCTGGGAGTACTACAGTGAACCAATTTTCTGGAAATGAAGGTTGGTCTACCAAAACTTATAAGAATTTTAATGCTGATTATGTAGCACGAACATACAACAGTGCTGCTGGATCTGGAACAAGAACTCCAGGTACTTATCAGCGTCACGATGCGAACAATAATCCAGTTACTCCTGGAACATATCAACGTCATGATGCAAGTAACAACCCCGTAACAGGATAATCAAACAATGAAACTTATCAGAGAAGAGATCGAATCAGTTAAATTTCTTGTAGAGACTACCAAGTCTGGCAAGAAATCACTGTATATCGAAGGAGTTTTCCTCCAGGGTAACATCAAAAACCGTAATGGTCGCATGTATCCCATGGAAACTCTTCGTAAGGAAGTTTCTCGTTATAATGAGTCAAATGTCCAATCCGGCAGAGCACTCGGTGAACTTGGACATCCTGATGGTCCTACCGTGAATCTCGATAGAGTTTCTCATAAAATCGTTTCTCTAAGAGAAAGTGGAGACAACTTTATTGGTAAAGCAAAGATCTTGAATACCCCAATGGGTAAAATTGCATCTGCTTTAGTAGAAGATGGCGTAAAACTCGGCGTTTCTTCTCGCGGTATTGGTTCATTAAAGCAGACCCGTGAGGGTGTCAATATCGTTGGTGACGATTTCATGTTGGCAACTGCTGCTGATATCGTTGCTGATCCTTCTGCTCCCGATGCATTTGTTGAGGGAATTATGGAAGGAAAAGAGTGGGTTTGGGACGGTGGACTTCTGCGTGAAAAGTATGCAGAACAGACCAAAAAGCAAATCAATACATTAGTTGATCAGAAGAGATTGGAAGAACATAAGTTGGAGTTATGGAATAACTTCTTATCTAATCTTTAATTTTATAAATAAATATAGTTTTAATACCCGGCAATAACGGAGAGTTCAAATGTCTCGTGGAGATTTACAAGAAATGGAAGTAAAGACACAGCAATCCAAGACTGCTGTCAATAGTGGTGCTGCAGCTGCAGATCCCATGCCTAAGATGGCAGATCCCGGTACTCAACTCGCTAATGTTGAGGACCTTGGTGGTCCTACTCCAGAAAACTACAAGCCCGACGATGATTCGGCTAAACTGGCTACACCTGGTGGCACCCTTAAGCAAGTTAAGGATGTCGTAACCAAGAAAGCTGGTAAGGCAGATCCTATGCCTGCAGGCATGAAGGAAGAAGAAGAGATCACCGACGAAGTTGTTGCCGAAGAAGAGACTACCGAAGAAGAAGTAGTTGCAGAAGAAGAGACTACTGAGGAAGAAGTTGTTTCTGAAGAAGAAGTAACTGAAACCGAAGAAATCGTTGCTGAGTATGACATTGAAGAAGATGTCAATGCTCTGCTTGCTGGTGAGGAACTCTCTGAAGAATTCCAAGAAAAAGCACGCACCATCTTTGAAGCAGCAATCAATGCAAAGGTTGCTAGTATCAGAGAAGAGTTAGAAGCAAAGTACGAAGAGAAGTTCGTAGAAGAAATTGTTTCTGCTAAAGAGTCACTCGCTGAGCGTGTTGATTCTTACCTTGAGTATGTTGCCGACGAGTGGATGTCTGAAAATCAACTCGCCGTTGAATCTGGACTTAAGTCCGAGATGACCGAATCATTCCTCACCGGAATGAAGAGTCTTTTTGAAGAACATTATGTAACAATCCCTGAAGATAAGTATGATGTGCTTGAGAGCATGGTAGAAAAACTTGATGATATGGAGACAAAACTCAACGAG